GTGTCTGTTACAGTACAGTTCCATGCCTCCGCTCCACTCGCATACTGCACCAAGTACACCCACCGCTCGCCATCCGGCACAGGCTCGTGTTTGTGTCCATTCCACTCCTTCACAACACACGTGTCAGACAACTCACGCAAAGCCTCCAACTCGTAGTCGAAGTTGTAGAACACGATGATCCGCGAGCGCTTCTTCAGAATACCACGGACTGCCTCGAGACGATCCCGATCCTGATTCACGCACTTCCGCAAAACATAGCAGAGCTCTCCCGCACTAGCGATAGGCTCCTTCTTGTACGGATCGAAGCGCTTCTTCATGATCTCGCTGTACTCAGCCACACGATACCGCACAGGAACGTAAATGCGATTCCTCACGGTATGTCTTGCCACCGGCATGTCCACCAGTATTCTCCTTCGCAACTTCTCGAGTCGGTGAACTGCCACAAAGCGCTTGACGCGAGGGTATCGTGCAAAGCGATCCCACACAACGTGGTCCTCGTAGAATTCAGTCTTGTTCTTGTAGAACCCATTCGCGAGAAATAAGGGCACATAGTCCAACCAAGTATCTCCAGGGGTAGCACTCAACAAGATCCACTTGTTGTGTTTCGTGATCTTGAGAAATGCCTTGACCCACTTGCCACTTCCGACTACTCGCTGCTCATCAAAAATGAACACACTATCGCGAACGTCAGAATACTTAGCAATATTATTCCATGAATCAACCGTGATTCCTTCCATTCCGGAGCCTGCCATCGCAAACTCCCCAACCCATTCAAGGCTGTCCCTCTTCCGTGCCGTAGTGATGACTACAATACCCCCGGAATTAGGCTGTTTAAGGGCCCAGGAAGCGCCTACAAGCGACTTTCCCGATCCCACACCACCAACGAGCACCTTGCCACTTTTCAGGCGCTCTAAGGCTTCTTCCTGGTGTGGATGTAACTTGACCATTAGTCAACCAATCTGTCGAAAAATACTTCGAATTCCTCATCGTGATCGATAAGAATCTGCTCGTCCCTCCGTGCATATGACTTCCTGGAATACGCACGATCGCCAGGCTCGAGATTCTGGATCGAGTTGTCCGTGCAGTCCCCATTCTTATGGCAGACATACAGACCATCTCCGACCCTCCGCTTACGGAATGTCTCGAATACGATCGAGGCCACCGTTTTGGTCTTCACACGACCCTGGTGACGGAACTTGACGTATCGCGTTCCCTTGACATCTTGATACGGAAGCTCACGCAGAGAATCGGTCAGACGAACACGACCATCCGGATGCGCCTGTAGGTTTGTGTACTTGTAATGAGTTGTCCAACCCATCGTAACTCCTTCGAAAAAAGAGAACCCAAGTAGGCCTTGAAGATCCCGAAGGACCCCCAAGGCCTACTTAGTATTCTAGTATTGAACCGACGACAGCATACCGATATCTGCTCGGGTCATCTGCGTATGAGAGTCATAGGCGTCGTGGGGAATCCCGTTTCGATCGATCGCCACGTACTGGTCTCCGACATGAGAAAATTCATGCCAAAGCTGTCCAGCGTTGTCGAAAATCGAGAAAGTGTTCTTAATCACCATTTGACAGGCGGTTTCGTACTCTCTCTTAACAGACCAAGCAGGATTCAGATTGGCTGTGAGATTGATGAAATCCTTGACAGGGTATCCGATGTACTTGCCAGATCGGAATACGTAGGTTCCCGTTTCCATGATTGCTCCTTTTAGTTTTTGCTTCTTGAGAACAGAGTTGTTTGGGGTGCCCCTGAAGATCCCGAAGGACCTCCAGGGGCCAAGGAATACTACTTCAGAAAGCGGTACTTACCCGCATTCTGAATGGCCGAAGCAACGTGTGTCGCCGTCAATCGCCCCGCCTTGAAGTTGGCAAGCTCCTGAGCTGCCACCTCCATGTCCCGCTGTGACTCGAAGAAGTCGAACGGGACTCCATCCTCCGTGAGAATAAGCCACTGTTCCTCCGGGTTGTGGAAGAAATGCCAGCACTCTTCGTCATTGTAGATCTTGACGAGCTCGACGACGGACTCGGAACTCCACAGAGCCGAGATATGCCATCCCGGCGCGAGGTGCTCAGTGATCCAGTCGACGTCGTGCAGACTGTATCCGACGTACGGATGGTTCGGGAAAATGTAACGAACAGACATGTTTCTTCGGACCTTTCTGGTCACTTCTTGTTGTAGAATTCCTTGAGTTGGGGTTCGGTGGTGATGTAGAAATTCTCACCATCCTTGACGATGAGGTGTCCGACAGAGGCGGTCTCACCGTTGACATAGACCTCGACGAGTGTCTGGCCTGACTTCTGGATCGTGAGTCGGCCACCCTGACCAACCCACCCCACGATATCGGTGAAGTCCTCCAGCGAGACCTCCACGACATCGACTCCAGTGGACTTCTTGACCCAGGTCTGCAGATGTAGAGCCATTCAGATCACATCGGTCCCAGAGGCGAAGCGGACAGGGAGTCGGACTCGTAGCCCTTCATGAGCTCGTTGTAGACCGGCGTGCCCTGCTTCGCGGTCTGCAGGTAATCGGGGTTGCCGAGCACCTTGAGAACCGTCTCGGAGTCGTTGTTGCCCTGATGCGCGAGAGCCTCAGCCCAGCCCTTGCCGCCACGCGGGTACCAGGTAGCGAAGACGACATCGTTCGGCTCGGTCGTCTCGATTCGACGATCGCCGATGAAGATCGTGATGCGGTAGTCACCACCAGACTCCTGACCAGCCTCACGACGATACTTGACCTCAAAGCCGACCTTGTCGACAGTTGCGAGAGTGGGACGGAACAGATTGTCGACGGTAGACTCGCGGAAAATCGGAACGGTAACCGTACCGTCTTCAAGTTCCTTGATCTGATTCATGATTGCCATGTGAACCTCCTACAGTTCGATCAGTTGGGTTGCAGCGCTACTCCAGATGCGAATAACGCCATTGTTGGCCGCCTGCGTCTCACAAGCGACGTCCAGCTCCTCGAGATAATCCTCGACAAACTGGAGGGCTTCATCGCGCGTGTCGAATGTGACCGCGCTTTCGGTATACCCGTCTTCGTCATTGCCATGACAGACTTGGGCATTCCATCGGATATCATCCATGGTTACTCCTGTGGGGAAATAGTAATTGAGATGGTTCGACCATCGAGAAATGCACGATTAGCGAGTCGTGCGACGTGTTGCTGGGCTTCCTTCGCGGTATCGAAAGTAGTCCAGACCGTTGGGCGAGAAGGAAGACTCGTGTCCTTCTCCTCGCCCTTCAGCCAGACGTCGTACCAGACGACATACTTCATCGCGTCTCCATGTCGGCGTAACGAGATGCGAACTCGTCAGCTTCGATGGTGATGTACGCGGTCTTCAGATAATTGCTGAAGCCGGTGTTGCCGTTCACGTCATAGAAGACAGGCGTGATCACCAGATCCGCACGGACAATATCCGCGGAATCCAGAACACCAACGGTCTCCTCAGACAGCAGGGTCTTGACGCCATCCTCAACCATGAAGATCTTGGGCGGCTTGACGTCGAAGCGAACCTTAACAGCGATGTAAGGACGCTCCGGGTCCGGGTTACCGTCAACATCCTTGGAGTACTTGACGTTGATACCGTCAGCCTCCATCTGTGCTGCGAACTCCGCCGGAACCTCACACGCGAAGGCGCGAGCACCCGTGCGGTTGTACTTGTCGGGCTGACCCGAGAAGTTGCGGAAGAAAATGCGAGTGTCGGACAGAATGATGTTTTCGAGTCGGGGGTTTGCCATGATAGTAGGCCTCTTTCCGTGAGTTGTAGATTATCGTGCGAATGTGACCTGGAATGCGGTATCCAGGAATCGAGTGAGGGTCTCGTCCTCAGTCTGGGGTGCTGAAATACAGCGGTTGATGGATTCTTGCTCATCGCGACGGCCATGCGTGTTGTAGGACTTACGTCGATGGATGAGAGTGGGGTAAGAGTTACCCTTGCGAGATCGGACCGTAGACAGCTCGTACGTCTCCTTGACGTAGCGTGCGTGCTTGCAGGTAGTCTTCTCCGCAATGACCTGGCGCTTGACTCCGAGAGATTCGAAGTCGATCGGGTAGATGTGCCACCCCGAGTTTAGCCACATGGATCCGTCACTCAACTGTTGGATGTGCGTAGTCCCCATTGTTTTCGCCCTTGTTGTGGTGGATCTCGGAGAGTTTTCGGAATGCGCGTTCGAAATCACCCTTCAGGGCAAAGACGGTACCATCGGAAATATGGTACTCATTTGCGAATTCGTCTAACATATCGAGAGCCTGATCGTGCAGAGTCCGAAGCTCTTCCTTCTGACGCTCGTAGTGATTCAATTCGTGTACGCTCCTTCGTGCGAACTTGCTGCATCTCCTTGTAAAATGCAGTTCAGAGATCGGTGATCTCCGTTTGATTTCGATCGGCCCAATATGCGTTCGTCAAAGCCCACGTAACGGCGGCTGTGATTCCCATGATGATGAATGAGGTCATGCTACAAACTCCTCATATGAACCGAACTGCTCGATCTGTTCTCGAGCCTTCTCGACGAGATCCTCGGAGTACCGAGTATCGATCTCTGAGATATGGTCGAGACCCAGAACGACTGACGCCTCCTTCCAACGATATCCCTTCGTACCATTGACTGCGTCCTTGATATCACCATTAGCGCTCTTGCGCAAAGCGATACCTCCTCCACAGCCAGGCTTGACGGGAACGAACTGTCCGACCTTACCCACAAAATGCAGGTAGTGGTCATCGGGGTTCGCCTCGTTGAAATCGAGGTAGATAGCAGTCTGAACTGCTCGAGTCTCAGCGTAGTCATTCGGCGTGATCTCTTCCTTGCTGAACAAGGATTTGAACACCACCGGATGGGCGAACTGAGCACCCGTGGCTGTCCAACCACCGCCGTGCTCCTCATCGTACTTGGCAATGTAGACTGCGTCGTTCACGAGGGCCATACGATCGTATGTCGCCTCATGCTCGAAATCGTAGCCGTACTTCTTGCCAAAGTCGATGACAGCCTGAATAACCTCAGGCGTGGCGTTCGGAATCTTAATTGAGTCCGTCTTAATATGAGCGACGGTGTAACCAAGTTCCTCCTGCACGTAATGCTTGAGGTCAATCATGAACAAGGCTCCACGCTTCGCGACAATATTGTCGACGTTACGCGGATCCTTGCAGGGGTTGTCGAATTTGGCGCTCGTCAGACCGTATACAGAGTTGATAACGATCTTCAGAGCAAATGCCAAGGCATTCGTGTCGACACCTTCCTGAATAAGCGGCATGAGCGCTCCATCGAAGAGATCTTCGAGCTTGTCGAGCTCATTATGCTTCACCAGGATACGTGCCTTCTTGATGTCACTGAATCGCTCGGTGTAGGGCCCAAACAGGTTCAGCTGCTCAAGCGAGGTCGGATGCATCGACGCGACATCCAACAGAGCCACATTGTGGTGAATACCAGGCTCTGCGTAGACATAGCCGCCTTCGCCAGTCACCTCTCCACGATATGTGGACTTGAAACCGTCGAAGTGGTATCCCGGGAACATCTCGGAAAGATCCGTATAGACGAAATCCTTCTGAGGGTTCCTCTCCGTGCCGAAAATGATTCGACATGTGTGAGAGTTCGTAGAGTGATTCTCCGTGAGACCGGAAATACGGGCCAACATCTGACGAGCAGTCCAGTCATCCTGGAGGTGCTCGAATACTGCCTCCGTGGCATCCACGTCGTTGTCGCAGTAATCCGCCACTGTGTCCCACAACTCTTCCGGGACCGGCTGATCCCAGTCAAGGTCGAGTTCCTGGTGCTTCAGGCCAAGCTCGATCTCCCACTTCTTCAGACTCTGCTTCTTCGAGGAGAAGTCGTAGATGTCTGTGTACGAGACGTTGTACGCCTCGGAGAAATAAGAGTTCGGGCTCTTGTCGATGATCCTCTTCGAGACCATGTAGAGTTCCTTGTTGTTGTACCCCAACGTTGCCGCGTAGATAATATGATTGTCGTAGCGACGGTTGTTGAAGCCAGCCAACTTGGCGCCCAGCAGAGTCTTGACCTGTTCGGCAGTGGGGTTGATAAGACGCAGCTTGTTCTTATCACCACGCTTCTTGTAACAGATCACGAAGAGATTCGGGAACACCTCGATGTCGAAGAAATAGATGTCTCCGTCAGCGACAGGAGCCACCGGGTCCTCGGAGTCGTTCTTGAACTTCATCTGCTGGACCAGCTTCAAGCAGTACTGAGCGTGATGTGTCGATCGCATCGCGAATGCAATGATGGAATTCCTCGCATCCGTGACATCATACACCAGGCCGCTCTCCGCAGCGTCATCAAGAATCTTCTTGATGAACTCCACCGAAGGCTTGGTCCCGGGATGGATCTCCTTGCGGAGGTTCCGAGCAATAAGGTTTCGAAGACCTTGCTCTGTCTTGACTACGTCTTCGCGAATCACCTTCGGAGCCTTCCTAGGGAGATCATCCGGCGCAGTTCCGACAGACATTCCATTCGAAACCAGGTACTTACGCCTGAGGGCGGTCTTTCCGGTAAATCGTTTGATTTCGATTCCGGGAGCATACTCCTTAGCGTATTCGAGCTCGGGGTCTCCCAGTAGGTAATGGAGGTGAATTCCTCCTCCGGAACGGGAGGTCTCGGCGTATGTCGGAGGCCACTTGGACGCTTCTGCCAAGTTTCGCTCACGAGATTTGTTACCGCTTGGATCTTTAAGATCGAAGTCAATAACAACCATGTTCTCAGGTATCTGAACATAGTGTTCCTTGGTTGTGTCGATGTCTTTCAGAGTTGTCGTGACGTCATCCCATCGCTTAGCCGGTTTGCCGTCCTTCGCATACTGCGCAGGGCAATCGGCATATAGCTCGTCGATGACGCTGGGGCATTCTTTCAGCTCGATGGAGTAGTGCTGTTCCGGATTCTCAATAAGACTTGCCTGTGTGAACTTGTCTTTCTTGAACCCGGAATATACGTTCCTGAACTGCTTACCGTCGATTCGAGTTCGATCATGGAACTCGACGAAGTAGTTCTTCAGTTCCTCACGGAACCGGTGACGCGGTAGCACGTACTGAACAGATGCTTGCTCACAATATCGCTTGTAGGTCTCATACGCCGAATTGAGAGTAACGAACTCCGCACTCTCGAACTCGAAATATGCGTCCTCAACGAAGTTGTAGAACACGTCAGTCTTATACATCATCTGCAGAGGACGGTAGTCCTTGTAGTACGTCTTACCGAGACTCTCGAAGACCTCCGCACAGTGATATGCGATGGCCCCAAGCTCTCGAGTGATTCCGTCCATGAGTTCGCGATACTCTACGGGAGAGATCTTGTTACCCGTGGGCGAAATATCAATCAGACGTCGGATGATGCCAGACTGAGCATCGGTGATCTGTACTGGCTTGTTGGTAGCCATGTATAGAAATGAGTCGATCCGAGTCGTATACGTCGGCTTGAACTTCTCGTTAATCTGCATCTCTTCGTGGGAAATGATCGAATTAAGCTGAGTGTTGTCGTCGATACGACTCAGATCGCCATCGTGCTGGAATGCGACAATCGGGTTCGTCTTAAACGCTGCGGCTGCGAATGCGTTGTTGGACTTGGCAAGTGACGCTGCATCAAACGCTGTGTAGTAGCCCTCAAAGAGCTGCATCAGAATATTGATGAGCGTCGACTTACCAGATCCAGGCTTGCCGTACAGCACGACAAATTTGTCCAGAGTGCGGGAGGCACCCGTGACAATGGCGCCAATAGACCATTCGATCTTACGGCGCTCCTCTTCGTCATACAGCGTGGAAATAAGACGATCCCAATTGTCATGAGATCCTTCCGCGAGCGCATAGGGCAGACGACGAGTCGCGTAGGACTCCTTCCGCACCTCAGTATTCGCGAATGTGAGTTTCCGGTCCAGTGGCCTGACTGTGTCCGGCATGGAGGAAATCCAGTTGCGATAAGCGGTCCAGCTCTTAGAGGCGTAATCCCCCAAGAACTGGAACCGCGTACCGCCTTGATAGGAACCCTCAAGAGTCTTCGAGAAATCACGAAGCTCTCGATCGATGAGTTCGACTACTCGAAACTCATCCGTGTTCCATAGACCCTTCTCCTCGTCCCACACAGCTACAAACGAGCCTCCCTGAACAAGGATATCGGTAGATCTTGCGACTCGAAAGTCGGGGTAGATCTCCACAACCCCATTCTTCGAAGCCCTCTGTCGAGGGACAATAAAGTCCACTGCTTCTCCTAGATAATATACTTCTCCTGAACGCACCACATGGATAGCTGGTCGAGAAGCGACGTTTGCGCCGGGTCGATGAGACCTCGACGATTCGGGAATATACCACCGTGGCCAAACCGGTCGTAATTCCGTTCTACAATATCGCGAACCGTAGCGCTAATGGTTTCGCTGTCGGTATTGTAGTCGATGTCGAGGTTCCTCATCAGAACCCTAAAAGCGGTGGCAGGAGTGTCGTCCCTACCACCAACAGTCGCATCCATTTTGCTAGCGAGAGCTACGAGAACCTCGAGCATGGTTGCGTAAATCGGGTCGTCACCGTCATATACGTAACCAGTCTCGTATTCGTAGTAATCTCGGAGTGCTTTGCCGTCGGACTCCAGATTACCGTCCAGCGGAATCCACCACTGGAATGCGATCTCGTGAAGGACCTCACATTGATCGCGAAGGTAATCCGCGCCGACAAGTCGGAGAAGGTATTCGAAATATTTCTCTCCTGTGATCATTCGGAATCGTCGTCCTCTTCATCCGGGATGTATTAGTAATCCCCCAGATCGATATCCTCGACCCAGTCTACATCCAGAAGATGGACGTGAAAGTCCATGCGGTACTTGTGGTTCCGCACATACACTTCATGAGGATCTGCACCGTAGGCGCCGCCACTGGTCATGGCGTCTGCACCGATAAGTTCCCGAGCGGTCTCCTTCATTCGGTTTCCGTTGTCGTCGGCCACCACGTTGTCGTTGATGTAGCAGTCGACTTCGAAGAACTCGTAACCGAGTGCTCCTTGCTGGAACGTTTCGGGATCGAGGATCTCAATATCGGTGAGCTTCTTCTCCGGATTCTCCTGATCGGCCTCGAGGGCCTTCTTCTCGTACATGGCCGTGAGCTTGTCGATGTTCTCACGGTATTCCTGGAAGGCGCTCTTCTCGACTTCGTCGACGCGCTCCTCGATCTCTTGGTCCATCTGACGCTGAAGGCGATCCGTGATCAGAAGATATGCGACAGTCACACCCGTGACAAGACCCGCGGCGAAGGAAATGACAATATTAGATGTCATTGACGATCTCTCCATCCACGTTGAAATCGAGGAGGTAGTTTGCCACCTCTCGACGACGGGAATCGTCCCAGAAGCGGATGCGGTGACCCTCGATATCGCCGAAGGACACGTAGTGATCGCCGTCACCCTTCTTCCAGAGCCAGCCTACAACCTGAGAAGCGGGTGTGCGAGGAATTCCGAGAGCGTCGTAGACGTCGGACAGGAAGAGGTAGCCACGAGTACGCAGCAGATCGTTCATGTACTGAAGCTGAGCGTGGATGTTCAGTTCAGTGATATCATCCGAGGGATCCCAGACGCTGGAAGTCTCATCGATGATGCGGGCGTAGGGAGAGTACTCCGGAATAACCGATTCGGCCATCTTGTCGTACTCGAAGGGCTCATCCGTGAACACGACATCGTCGAGGATCTTCTCCTCAACCTTCTTCATGGACTCCTCGCCAATAACGGAAGCTACCGACTTCTTGTACTTGCGGTAGGAAGCGTCGAGAGCGGTGTACGCTGCTGCGAGGCCGGCAATACGCTTCGACTGGATCGAGTGACTCCACCAGAAGGCAGCAATCGAGGCCACACCCAGAGCAATCGTCGGGGCGTAGTGCTTGACCGTCTTGGTCACGATTCGGCTGTAGCATACGATGCGGTCCTTTCGGAACTCGTCCTCAGTGTAGTGCTCGTTGCGCTTCATGAGGTTGGGGCCATCTGTGATGACCATGACCTCGTCTGCGATAAGCTCCTTGTAGGTCAGAGTGGCTCGACTTGCCAGGACGGCAGTACCGACGAGACCAACCGTGCCGGTAGCAGTGAGAATAGTGGGGGCGTGTTTAACGACGACTCGTGCGACGTTGTGGAAAATAGACATGATGTCCTTTCAGAGTTGGGGTTGAATGTTATCGTTTGAGAGACTGGGGTTCGTCATGCGTGAGCATGAACCCGTCTCGAACCTGACGAACGTTGAACGAACCCATGTCGGTCCATCCCCAGTTATCGTCAATGAAGTTGGAGGACGCCCCAATGAGGGCATTCAGGTCAGCCAGAGAGACCTGACCGTACTGATCGATGAGGTCACTCATGCGATCGATGACGTCGTTGGCGTCAGAGCGCGTGTCGAAAATAATCTCGTTACGATCAGGTTCCGCGTGACGTGCAGAGCGAGAGGGGCGCCTTTCAGAAGAACGATCGCGCCTATCTTTTGGGCGAGAGTATCCCGAGTAATCGGAATACCCAGACCGCGATCGCGAGGGTCGAGTATCGCCTCCATAGAGCATGGACTCGATACCGCGAGTGACCGTGTCGGAAATAAGGTTCTTGACCGTGGGGATGATGACATCCCAGAGAACCGTCTCGCCGACGCTCTTAGCGTCTTCGCGGATGATCTCGCCGACAACCTTCTTAGCAGTCGACTCTCGCTTGACACGGGCTTTAGTCACCGGAGTGATTTCTTTTCGTTCCTTGGACTTGTCCGAGTTACTCGGATACGAGCCCTCAGGCCTAGTGGGTACGTTCATGTTGCTCCTTCAGAGAGAAACCCTAAGCCCCCTGTAATATTACAGAGGGCCTAGGGCTTGAGGTCAGACTACTTCGAGTCTTCTTCGTTTTCGTGCAGTTTCTCCTTGAACGTGTCAATGAACTGCTGGGTCGCGCCCTGGATAGTCCTAGTCACACGATCTTCGACCGTCAGTGACAGCGCGGTGACACCAATAAAACTAACGAGGGGGTTAATTGGTGCAGCGGCGGCGAGGACGGTGCGAAGGGTCGTGCGAACTACGACTCCAGAGCAGAATGATGCAGCGAGTCCAGTGAGGTACGCAGGGGTGAAATCTTGCTTATTCACGAGAGTTCCTTTCGGATAGTATGGGTCTCGTTATAGCCCCAGTTATCCCTGCGAAGCCTCATCCGTGATGTTGGAGACTGCTGCATTGGCGACCTCAGGGTTGACGTCGTTCTCGACGAGGTACTTCTTGACCTCATCATGGGAGTCCTTGGCGTTCTTCTTGGCCAGCTCGAAGACCTTCTTCGGGAGCAGACCCTCGATGAACTTGGCCAGATCCATCGAACCGTCGATGAACTTGATGATGACCTCGTCGTACGCGAGACCCTGGGTGAAGTTCTTGAGAACCTCTTCGTTCTTGACGAAGCGCTTGCCGTCTTCGGACCGCTCACCGTAAGCAGCCTCAATGATGTCGCGCATGAGCTCGAAGGCCTTCTTGCCGTCCTGGGTGTTGGTGAGATCCGCGATACGCTTGGTGAGGGGGACGGGCCACTCTTCCATGGCCTGAAGTTCCTTGATGTTCAGGTGGAAGTAGAGGTCTTCGGAGACGGTCTCCCCGTCGAAGTTCTCGAATTGGATGGTGAGCTTCTGCATTGGTATGCCTTTCCTGTTGGGTGAAATTAAAAAACCCTAACACCCGGTTAGGGGTGCTAGGGTTTGAGGTCAGTCTTCAGTGGTCTCGGGGTTTTCGATGATCTGCGTGAGAAGGAGCGTTCCGTCTTCGAGTTCTTCGATCGTACCTTCGAGGGCGGCGTTCTTGTCGATCACGATCGGATCAACATCGTCGTCAGAGTCGGAAGAGATCGCGACGGCGACTGCACCAGCAGCGGCGGTAACAATACCGGCGATTGCATAGGGCAGAGCCTTCACGAAGAACTTCTTGATCTTGGCGGTGTTGACCGAGATGATCGGAGAATCGTCTTCGATGAGGTTGTCGGAGTCGATGGGGAGGTTCTTTTCAGCGGACATGAGAGTTCCTTTCAGAGTTGTGAATATGTCTCATTATAGGACATGTTTTTCTTGCGGATCAGTACTGGTGACGGAACCAGTCCGTAACCGGGGCAGGCTTGAACGCCATGAGAAGGGCCGGGGACTCATCGGCGAGCATCGTCGGGGTGAATTCAGCCTCGATCGTGGTGCCGTTAGACCATCCGAGCTCATCGCCCATGGAGATCTGCTCCAGTCCGAGGCACTGATAGACCTCGTTCAGTGAGACCGAGGAAATACCGTTGATCAGATCCGAGTTGATCTGATTCAGGACCTTTTGGACCTTCGTGATGGTGGACGGGAAGACCCTACCAGAGTATGAGTCGGAAATAAGAACGTTCTCACCCGTGATGATCACGCTCTTGTTCTCCGGACGCTCGAGGTTCTCCTCGATGACATCTCGAGCGATTACCGAGCGAGTGTCGGTTCCCTTCTTACCCGTCAGCTCCTTGACGCGATCCTCGTACTTCTCGAGGACGTCCTGAGAGACGGTGTAGGCAGCAGCCATAGCCGCGTAGCGACGCTCGCTGAGGACCGTACCACCGATGATGGCAGCAGAGGTTGCCGTGATGGAAATGGCCGCAGGAAGGTAGCAGGTCCACGTCAGACGCAGAGCATCCGTGAACTTCCACCCTCCCTCCGGGAACTCCTCTCGGAGGAGATCCATCGCCTTGACGTGCGCCTTGCCGGAGGTGATCGCCGTACTGATGACTCCCGCGAGCGCAGATGCCGCGAGAATAACCTGAGAGTTGTTGCGGATGAAGGCGCCAGCGAGACGACCGTAGGTCTTGAAATCGATGTTGATCATGTGCTTCTCCTTGTTGTTTTTAGTCGTCGGTGAATATCAGCCAGATGAATAGCACTGCGATGCTGATGCAGGCTGACCATATCAGCCATAACGCAGTTTGATATGAGATCATCAGTCGTATCGATTCAGTAGGTAGAAAATGGTTACGATGGGGACCATGACCCATAGCCCCACCGCAACCCACATCAGAGTATCGCTACTCACTTGTTGTCCTCGCGCTTGTTGAGCCACTTCGCGAGGAAGTATCCAATGACGCCTCCAGCGATGACCTTTCCGTTGAAGATGGAGGCGATGGTGTCGAAGATCGTGAGGAACACGATGAGGCCGACCATGACGAGGAAGAGGAAGATGAGAGTAAGCATGAGGTTTCCTTTCAGAGTTTGGCGTTGTTGAGTTCGATCATGCTGATGAAGAAAGTCTCGGTACCATTTTGGACCGGAGGGTGAGTGACCACGGATCCCACAGGGAGATCCATGAAGACGAAGCAAGCGTGGAAACACGGGGCTGCGCCTGCTTGGTAAAGATATGACGGGAGGAGTGCGGCCCTGTTCCGATCCCACGGAATACCCATAAGAGGACCTCTCAGATCGCTCTCATACAAGACGCGCATAAGACCCGTGTGTGGGTCCTGATAGACGAGATCTCTACTTGCATCTTCATGGCCTCGGCGCAGTAGAGGATACGTCGGGATGATGACAGTAGCAACAGAGAACTGGTCTTCGGACGCCTTAGCCACTCGATCTAAATATCCAGCGACCTTGAACAGGGTGATGCTGTTGTCCGCGAACATCCCGAACTTACTTCCGATAGGAAGAGTCAGGATGTTGTTCAGGTTCTCGAGCCCTTCGACCTTACGCTGCATCAAAAGCACCTCCAACGTAGCACACGAAGATGGGCGCCTTAAGTGACTGGGTCCGGACCATCTCAAGCTTCTTCGATTCCTTGATGAACAGGACGTTCACGTCGAACATCTCGGGTGCGGTGCTCGAAAGAAGATATTGCGGTAGAACCACATGGGTGGGACCGTGTACTTCCCACGACTCCCAAGAAAGAACCCGCTTGATCCCCTCACGATCATGGAATTCGAAATCGGGATCTACCGAATAAAGAGTGTCCGAAATGATCTGAGACCCACGTCGATAGCTGTACCGTCTCTTGTATCCCTGAAGATGTGGATCTTCGAACGGGTCTCCGACGACTTCAGTTTCGATCTCCAGGCTTCCACCCGTGCTGGAAAACCTCGAGCCAAGATGGTCGGCGAGAGCAGAAAGCTCCGCATTGGTGAACGCGTCTCCGTAGACAGCCCAACCAAGAGGTCGAAGTGTCTCGAGAACGTCGCAGAGATTCTCGAATGAGAATACCTTACAGTAGCGATGGATGGGTTTGCCGATGATGGCCATTGTTGCTCCTTCTGTGTGAAAAAACCTATAACCCGTGTTAGGGGTTATAGGAGTGAGTTGGGTTGGTCTGGTGGATCAGTGAACCTTGGGCGGGTTCCAGACGAGGCCTTCGATCTCAGTGTAGACATCGCCGTATGTGGCTACCATAGCCTTGCGGAGGGCGATGGTAAGCAGGTTAGAGGCGATGACACTACCGAGAGCGATGAGGGCAACGGTGGAGGGCTTGAAGGTCATGAGAGTTCCTTTCAGAGTTGGTATGTGTCTCATTATAGCCCGTGTAAATCATGCGACCTTGAAAACCTATAGCCCTTGTTAGGGGCTAAGAGGTTTTTCAGTTGGTGAGAGCGTTGGCATCGTAAACGTCAACGGCTACCTTGGTGAGCTTGATTGCAACACTGTTGATCGTGTAAGCGATGGCGAGTGCGGTGGCAACAGAGGTCAGCATGAGTAGTCCTTAGGATTAGATGGGCTGGTTTCTTCTCATTATAGACCTTGTAATTTGTGCGACCTCCAAAAAGCTTATAGCCCTTGTTAGGGGCTATAGAGCTTTCAGATCTTATACGAACTGAGGAAATTCTTGTACGCGGTAGAGTACATGGAGAGCTGCTCTTCGCGGTACCGATTGTGCTCTTCGCGAAGATAACGAATCTCAATATCTTTCTTCTTGAGTTCGTCCTTCTTCATGAGGAGCTTGAAAATCAGGTAAGCGCAGAACATGGTCAGCATGAGGGCGATGGCGTGCATGATGGTTCCTTTCGGAGTATGTATATGTCTCATTATACGCCATGTAATTCATGCGAAAAACTTAAGAACCCCTGTTTTTTAGGAGTCCTTAAGTTTTTGGTCTAGAGGCGGATCTTAGTGATGAATCCGACAGCCTTAGACGCAAGCGGACGCAGTTGCTCATAATTAAGCACGGTCAGGATGCCTGCGATCGAACAGACTGCACCGATAATCGAGTCTCCAGACGGGACCAGTCGACGAGAAACCGGGTCGGGCTTTTCGTTGATCTGGTGGATCGTCTTGAGGTTGTCGATGGCGATGGTTGTCTTAGGATCGTCAGCATCCAAGCTGTAAACTTGATTGATGAGGTCCTGCTCGATGTCGTCGAGGGTGAGGTTTTCATCGGTCATGAGATATCCTTTCTGTAGATCTCATTATACCCCTAGATTTTCTTGCGCATCACATGTCGGGACTTTCCTGCACTCGCAGAGTCATAGTCCCGTTGTTCAACACGTCTTCAGTAGGTGTAGTCAACGCAGCGTACGTCTCCTTGGTATTAGGATTGACGTGAAGAACTCCGTCCGGGGATGGTTGGTACCTCGCCGAGGAAATCCCGATGAACGCGCCCAGAAGGGTGTCGAACGCCAGGATCGTTCCGCTGACCTCCGTGATGTAGGGCCAGCCCCACAGCGACGCGATGGTCGTGTAGAACGTGCCGATTGCGGGAATTGCAATCAGCGCGCAATACTTGAGAATGTTGTATACCTTGTCAGTCATCGTCTTCCTTTCGACGAATCGGGAGGTTCGTGACCTCCTTGAAAATCTTCTCCGCGAGACCATTGCCCCCGAAGACTGCATAGGGCGAATATAGGTACTTGATGAAGTCCTCATACTCGTCCTTGGTGACGTATCCACGGTCGAGATACTGCATACCCTGCTCAATAATCTGGTTATGAGCAAGGCCCAGCATCATCTTAGTGGTGGCGTCATTCTTGTCTGACTTCTTGCTGAAGTAGACCCAGAGTCCATTTGAAGAAATGAGAGCTACGGCGACGGAGATCAAGACCTGCAGCCATGGATCCATAAATATAGCTCCTTTCGCGAACTACATTACCGCACGAAGACGTACGGACACACCCCGTGTTGCACGCTGTAGGTCGACATGATCATGCCTTCGTTCTTGCGAACGCAGCCGAAGCGGCTCTTGGATGCTCGGGCGTGGAGCCAGATACCCACATTGTCGGGAAGCTGAGGTGTCCAGCCGTAGCGGAACGCAGCGAACTGCTTGGTAGACGTCGTCTGAGTAGACCACTGCTCGTTCACCATAATACTGACGATGCGAGTTCCGAACCAGTCGATCTCCGTAGGTAGGACGATCTTCTTCTTGAGACGCGTGTAACCGGTAGGACCGCCGATACGCATAGCTTCCCAGACACCGTTCTCCCAAGCGCCCTCGAACGAGACGAAGTGTTCGAGAATATGCGACGCGCCGAAGACCGCCTCAAACTTGTACAGCTGCCACCCGTCCAGGTGCGTGTAAATATGTGTGTCCTGCATAGCGACGTTAGAGTCGCTCGTGAGCATCTCCGCCTGGCCGATACTACGGTCAGGCATGATGGTCAGGTAGGTGGACGGAAGGTCCTGCATGGTCTGGTTGGCAGCCTCGAAGTCGACGATCGTCCACTTGATACCGTCCTTCTCCCAGTAGTCACCAAGCCAGATATCAGTCAGGGTACCGTTAGCTACAGCAGCCTGCTGCTCAGCAGTGTAGCGACTACCGAGGTTCTTACCTCGCCAGATGGTCTTATGCATCTGGGGAACCGACTCGAAGAACTTGTAGACAGCCTCTCCGGCCTTAACGGTCTTGGTTCCGCGAGTGCCATCCGTGATCAGAAGGTCGTCAGGCAGAACAGTGTCTGCCTTAGGATATGCGTCAAACTTTGCCATGCTATCATCCTACGATAATGCCAGTAATCACCGGCTGAAGAGTTGTGGTGTTCAGGACTCGGTCAGCCCCGATGGAAACCAGCTTCGAGTCGATGACCGAAGCGGTAGTGATATTCGACGGGGTATGGCACGCAACTCCAGGAAGAGGAATATGCGTGACATTCTCCTCTAGAGGACTCGGATACCCGATCTCTGCGAGAGTCAGTGGGAAGAACGGAGCGTTCGTACACACCACCCCATTAGGTCGGCGAATGGTGGACTGCTTCGTACGGAGACTCCTGAGATTGGGGTCATTGGTGATCCGCTGTCCTACTCGAACCGATTCTGTAGCCACCTGCTGAGAGGTGGCCGTGAGATTCGAGTAGGGGATGACCACGAGGATAACGTGATCCGAAGAAACCCCCGGAGCAATTCCGAACCCGCCAACAACGATCTTCCCCGCGCCAGGCAGATCCCAATAATCGCCCAGGAACAGGTCAGAATATGTGTGGTTGTTGAGCGTCTGAACCGCACGGGTATCGAACGTGCCCTTGTTCTCCATTCGGACCACTGTGTTATGCTGGGTAAGGCCACCGGGACGAATAAGATCCGTCCATGCGAACTGTCGACCGACAGCCGCATTCGGAGTACCACCGATCTTGTTTGCCTGAATTGCACGGGTACCGGAAGGTCCATCAATCAGAAGGTAGTCTCCCGCAGATACGGCAGTTGCCTTAGGTAGGTCTCGAACTCGAGACATTACGCCCTCCTATATACGATCTTGCCGAGAATCGGCTGGGAATTGCTGTCCAGGATCGACGATCCAGTATGGTCCTCGATGGTGTCGAAGCGCATCGTGCCACTCGAGTCGTCGCCAAGCCGCTGCTTCAGCTCGATAATCTGAGCAGCCATAGCGCTGACGGCGTCGCCACCGATCATGCCCTGAATATCGTTGAGAAGGGCGTAGGCCTCGTTGCGCATAGCCGTAGTGGCTTCGTTGTACGCAGCCTGAGCCTCAGCCTTCTGCTCGTTCATGGTACGATCCCAGCGAGCGAAGATTTCCGTGGCATTGATCGTCTGAAGCGGACCAGTCACCCATGGCGTATCACCCGTGCCGATAAGGTAGGTGATGTTCCGGGTCTCGATCTTCTGGGAACCGGAGTTACGGAAGATGTCCGCGATTGGGTACTGGTAAACACCAGCGTCTCGAAGCATCGTCTTTCGACGAGGGGTGTTCGCTCGGTCACCTTCAACGACCTTGATGGACGCCCGTCGGTTCTGAGTGCGGGTATCCACCTCGATGACGATTGTGTCGATGCGGTTTGTAAGGACATCGGCCGACGCAAGGTCCAAACGGATCGGCGCGTCGTTCCAAATCCACACGTGTCGGAACCAAGCCCTACCGGAGCCAATCTCGACAGTGTTTCCACCGGCGGGAACGACCTTGAACTTTTCTCCGACAGAGGCGAAGACTCCATCCACGATAACGCCGTCGAAGATTGCACCGAATTGCTCAGCGCTGTACTTCCGGTCACCGTTGATGGAGTTAAAAAAGCCTGAAGTTACTGCCATTTTGACTCCTAAGACTTCGTACTGTCTTGCTTGAATGTTGGATAGAACTTGACCTCCGAGTCATCCTGTGATTGGATAAACTCGATAAGACGAGTTGGTACGTTAAAGCCGTTCGCGTCCTGAATCTGCACGAGATCACCGATGTTGTAGTCCTTACCGTAGACATACATCGTATGCTCGGACGTTTCGCCGTCGAACTCGATGAGATGCTGGTTCTCAGACTTGTTCAGTTTCGAGGTACCTTCTTCACGGAGGTTAGCACGAACGGTGGCCTCTGGAATCGTGTTGTTGTCGTCATCCTTGTCGCGTACAGACGACGCATTGATGAAGACTTCGCGTCGATTCCATCCCGAAGTAGCTCCACTAGATACGGTTTCGTACTTACGATCCGCTCCCTCACCAGGACCACCTACGAGAGCCACCGTTTTCAGAGTGGTAATGTCGGAGGCGTAGCGTCCTGAGATGAGATTGTCGAACTTTGGCGAGAAGACCACGAACGGGTTGGTGTTCTGGTTGTAAGAGCGGTTAACACCCTCTTCCAGACGGACCCTGATTCGTCCAGGACTGTCGTATAGGAATGCGATACCAACGTGATGCTTGGCTATGAGCTCTGTAACCGCTGTATACAGGTTGTCACCCGTGTGCTGAACGTCGACCCAGGTCTTAGCCATCGTGCCGACGTTATTGTCTTCCCATACGAGCCAACCCATAGCTCGATTCGGATCGGATGGGTTGATCATGTTCTCCACGATCATGAGACGGATCGCTTCGTGTAGGCTTGTGCGATATCTACGCATACCCCAGATGATTCGACGAGCCATGAGGTACTCGAGACTACGTCCCGAGATAGTCATGATCGATCCTTCATCTGCGTCGGAGCTGATGACGATCTTCTCGATCATCATGATCCGATTTGACATGGAGTTCCACACGTATCGACCAATATGGATCTCGAAGTGGTTACCCCCCGTAAGAGGAAGCTTGATTGTGAAATCTCCGGCCTCGTAGAATCGATCGGTCCAGATGGCGCTCTTGAACTTATCAAGAACGTGTACCTGATTGAAGTTTTCGTCTAGAACACGGAATTCCATATCAGATACTTTCGTAGAGGTTTTCGAACGAGATGATAGCCGAGACGTTGTCAATTCCTGTGTCGGCTCGAACTGTGATCAGGTTGTCGCCGGGAGTCAGGAAAATCCAATCGGAATCCTTGTCGAGGGCGCTTAGTGCGTTATACACGTTGCCATCTCGATACGCCTTAACGTACTTGTCACCGACACCTGAAGAAATGCTCAGACGGTCACCAGCTCGGATGGTAGACCCAAGAAGGCGAGAGATCTCGTTAGTGTCGATGTTGATTCGAGTCTGAGTGGTGGTGTTGTAGAGTTTAACACCGGACGCAGGACCGAGGAACTGAATATCCACGATGGTGGAAGCGTCCGCGTCCCCCTCATAGACGACCACAGTCTCCCCCGTAGCAGTCATCTCACCAAATATAAGAGTCGGCGAGTCGGAGTTTGGATCTTGGAACTCGAACTCAAACGAAGGTGTAGATGTGGTGAATCGAACCGAATTCTTGCCCTTGACGGGGTCTCGGAGCTTGAAGAACGGGTTTGGGCACACAATCGTAAGGTCTGCGCCCTCACTATTGGAGAAGATGTCAATCTCGTTCTTCTCGACATGACCTGTAATGTAGGTATGCCGATAGTCTGTAATGAAGTCAAGCGTAATCGGGTGCTTGACACGGAAGTAACGAAGCAGCTTGTGCCGAACTGCTTCGATGTCGGAGCCCAGGAACTTGAGATTTAGCTCGATGTCTCGAGACTTAATCCTCGAAGAATTGAAGAGGGCCCCGTCCGACGTCGCGAAGTTGACCGTGTTGATTGTACCTTCGGCCGGCCCCAAGCCGGAAGCACCCGTTACAGCGATGCCTCCGGCCCAGGGATTGGCCAGGTCCAGTTCAACTGAGTCACCCTTCGCATTGGTTGCGATGATGGTGTAGATCATACTCTTGCAATCCTAGAGATTGAAGACTTTGTCTGACGGTAGATCTCTACCTCGTTCAAAGCCTTCGGCGAGTTGTTGTACTGGTTGAACACGACAGTCTTCTGACTGCCATTTTGACTACCTTCACTCGAAGATTGGGTGCCGATACCCGACGCAGCGTTCTGAACGCCACGGAAGGACTCGTTACCAAACATCGAGCGCAGATCGTCAGCCCCTGCCTTAGCCTCAGAGAGGTCGAGCACGGGTGTGATGACGGGGTTGATGTCATCGGAGATCTCATCCATGTCGATGGACTCGATGATGCCACGGAACGCTTCGTCAAACTCCTCGGCCGTTCGTGTGACCGCGTCCACGGCGTTAACCGCGGTATCAGTCCAACCGATCTCCAGGCCCTTGGCAGCCCAGTGACCAGTTTCCTTGAACTTCTTGGAAGGAGAGTTGACTTTGAGTTCCGCATTTGCGGCGGCCAGCATTGCTGCAGCTGTCGATCGTGCCATCTCAACAAGAGCCGCTCGCTGGTTTGTGAAACCGATGCGAAGACCCTCAGCCATCCAGTAACCAGTCTGCATCGCAGACGAGTATACGGAATTACTCAGGTTTGAGAGGCCTGAGGAGAGGGCACTCATCATGTCCATGACCAGCATGTTGATCGACATGCGAACCATACTGCTGATTCGCGTAATGGCTAGCGAAATATGGTTGGCAAGAGCCATCATACCCGCGTAGACCAACGGCTGACCGAGGGCCATGCAGCTGACAAACGTCATGAACATAGTCATGACGAATGTCGTCATTGCGACAGTGATCTGAGGCGTTGCCGCCTGCAGACCCGCCACAATGTTGGTAACCGTCTCCGAACCCAGCGACTGGAACATCACTGTGGACATGAGAATCATCGGTATACACGATGCAATCGCCAGGGAAATCCCCATGAACGCGCTGGACACCGTAGACCCAAGGGTGGTTGCCGAGGTCATAAGCGTTGTCGCCGAAGTGGCAAAGCTTGTGACTACGGGTTGCATCCTTGTCAGTGCAGCATTCAGCTGATCGATACCGGATGAGAACCCCTTGCCAAGAAGCGGAGCGACCGCTGCTGCAGCCAGACCGCCGATGGCAAACGCCAGCAATCCGATGCCTGCCATGGCAATGCCGACGCCAAACATCATCATACCTGGCGCCGCCAAAGTAGCAGCACCACCGATCGCTGTGATTGCTCCAGCAAGCTTTGTTACTGCAACGACACCGATTTGATCAGCCTGGTTGATGGCCGCGATGAACGGCTTGATCGCACCAGTCATGATGCGCATACCAATACCACCCATGAGTAGACCGGCGCCCATCATCAGCAAGCCAGCGCCCAAAGCAAGTGCTGCTGGTGCGGCCAGAAGACCGGCAACGGCAAATGCTAGCAAAGCTACTGTCATTTTGCCGATTGACGACCAGGCCACAGCTCCCGCAGAGATTAGCGCCGCGACTAGCATCCCCATACCGATACCGAGAGCCATAACCCCTACGCCGGCAAGGAGACATGCTAGGCCGATGGCTAGAATGGCCGCAGCCAGGATCGCTAGACCAAGCGCGGCTCCTTCAGCCAGGTAACCTGCGATGATCAAAATACCGAGACCAAGCGCCAGCACGATAAGGCCTATCGCCAACCCGGTAATACTGATCGCGGCAAGCATACCCAAACCAACAGCAAGAGCGATCACGGCAATTGATAGCAAGATCATCGCTCCAGCCCCGACCATAGAGTCCTCCGCTAGGTTGGCAATCACAACCATGGCGCCCATTGCGATAAGGAGCGCCAGCACTGCAGTAACAACGCCTTCAATAGGTAATGTAGCAATCTGCGCGATTGCTAGCGCCGTTGTATACAACGAACCTGCAAGAGCTACGAACGCGCCCGCAGATGTAGCCAAATCCTTGGCGTCTGTGAACTTAGTCACCAACGCTAGCATAAGCCCCATTGCGACCATAATAAGGGTCACTGCGATGCCGCCCTGAATGATCGCGGACTGATCCATTGACCCAAGAGCGATAATGCTATTGGCAATAGCGTTAATGGCCTTGGCGATCGCGATGAATGAACCTGCCTTGAACGCGGATTTGATGCCATCTTCCGCTTGGGAGAGCTTCATTAGAGCGCCCATACCAAGCATGATGAGTAGTACCGTCGCAGTTCCCGCAGCGAGCTTATCCTCGTTAAGATCGGCCAGCTTAGAGATAACGAACCCTAGGAATGCGACCGAACCTGCCACCACGACAAACATGAGGAGGTCCTTAACACTGACCGAGCCGAACGACGCGATCGTCATGAAAACGCCCATCGCGAACATGATGACCATCGCAGCAATGATGCCCTGCTCGAGTTGCTTCTGGCTAAGCGAGCCCAATTGTGCCACTGCCTTGCCAAGAATATACACTGCCGCTGCGACACCCACCATAGCTAGCAGTGGTCCAGCCTTAGCCTTAGACTTACCCATGATGAAGCCCATAAGGCCCATAACCAGGGTGAGTCCAGCTACAACCCCACCGGCCGTCGCCATTTTGTCGATCGGAATGTCGGCAATTAAGGCCACAGCCTTGGCAAGGATGTATACGGCGACTGCCATAGCCAGCAGACCCAGAACCTTCTTGGCAAGGCTTCCACTTCCGCTGGCCAGAACCCTGGTCATTCCTGCGAGAGCGACTAATAGAGCTGTGACTGCAGTTGTTGATGCAACCACATTCTCGATTGGGACCTTTGATAGGTTCTTGGCAGCTACTGATAGGATCAGTACAGAGATCGACAGTGCCACAAGGGTTGTTGACAACATCGCTAGCTTTTTCGGATCCTTAGCGTACTTATCCATAGCCACCAGACCGCCGACCAGTGCAGCGAGAGCCACACCAACCGCAACGGTGGACACAGCAACGTCCTTCAGCGGGATTAGTGATAGAAGGAAAATCGAACCCGCGAGGATTGCGATAGACTTAGCCACGTTCAACAGCGCTTTAGACTTGATCTCAGTCTCGTAGGCTTTGATGGCGTCACGAACTGAATCTAGCAGACCCGCAAGACCGTTACCAACCCTAGTAAACGAGCGAGCGATGTCCATAAAGGCTCCAAGGCCCTTATTAAACCCGACAGCAAGCGCACTGATACCGCCAGCAGCAAGACCCTTCTTCAAGACATCTCCGATAGAGAGGCTCTTGAGCCAATCAACGAAATTGGTAACCGTTTCTTTCATTCGGTCCCAAATACCATTGAATGCCTCTTGGTTGAAGTGAGCCTTGAAGAAGTTGGTGATGGCTTCCTTTGCAGATGCCAGCGCGTTCTTGACCTTAGCGATGGATTCCTGCCATTTTGACGCAAACCCTTCTCCGCCGTCCGCACCTGAGAGACCGGCGGTCCACACCTTGAAGAATGCCATGAATTCCTTCACAGCTTCAGTGATTGTCGGCTTCAGGTGTTCCAGTTGCTGATCCAGGAAGTCGAAGAACTTGTTGATCTGTTCGATCGACTTTGCTGCAAGGTCTGCAATACCAGTCCAGCTAGCAAGCTTCTCTCCAACGCCGTCGAGACTATCGATGACACTACCGACCGGCAGTATATCAAGCGCCTTCCGAACCGTCTGTAGAGCTCGACTGACTCCTGCGCTCATAACTCGGAAGCCTGCGGAGACTGTATCGACGAACACCTTAAGGAAAGCAAAGACGGTCTTCGCCACGATACCCAAGCGTCTCAAGCTTTCTTCACTAGGCTCCAGAGCCTTCATGAAGTTCTTGAAGCCTTCGGAAATCGTCTTGAGATTCTCCGCGGCGATGGGTGGGAAGATCTCCTTGAACGCGTTGCCGATAGTTCCGATGATGCTGGAGACACTGTTAAACGCCGAAGCAAGACCGTCGATGATGTCCTTACGACCACCAAGGTCCGCCCACCCCTGAAGGAGAGCGTTTCGAGCATCGGACATGCCGTCAATCATAGGACTGATGACGTTATTGATGTTGGTGAAGAGCTCCGAAGCCTCGTCGAAGTTACCGAGGAGGATTTCGAAGGTCTTCGCCCAGCCAGATCCGATAGTCTCCTGAATGGTTCCGACAAGCTGCGTGAAGGTTCGAACCTTCGTAGCTGCTTCCTCAGCGTTCTTCTGTTGGACCTGGAATTGCTCGATCTGGGCGTCGGTGAGCCCCATCTCAGCCATGGTAGCGGCGTCAATATCTCCGGCCATGATCTGGAGGTACTTTGACATGACGTCAGCGGTGAGCCAACCCTTAGACAGGCTCTCGTTGAAGTTCTCCTGGACCTTCTCCGCAGACGTTCCGCTTGCGGAAAGGGTACCCATCGCCTCGGCGATCTGCACAAGACCTTCCTGCATGTTCTTGTTACCCATACCGGCGTTTGTGAGGGAGCGCCAGTCCATGAGCTTAATCGTACCTGCAGAGAGGGCCTGTGAGAGCTGATAGGCAGCATTAGCTGCCGCCGAAGAGGTTGTGCCCGACGCGGCAGCAACATTCGAGAAGCCCTTAATCATGGAGGCCGATTCCTCAACACCGAGACCTGCATTCGTGAAGAGACCGATGTTGTGGGTCATCTCCGCGAAGTTGTAGATGGTCTTATCTGCGTAGGTGTTCAGGGTGTCCAGAGCGTCTGTGACCTGCGTGAGGGTGGTACCCTTAGAGGCGGTGTTTGCCAAGATGGTCTGGATAGAACCCATCTTAGTCTCGTACTCCCCGAAGCCATCCATAATGGGCTGCATCGTGAACGAGTTAAGAAGAGCGGCGCCGGTAGAGATTGCCTGAGACGCAATGTTACCGAGTGCTACAGCAGCGGTAGTAGCGAGAAGGCTGAACTTCTCCGCCACAGCTCCCGGAGCCTCAGCAAGGGCTGAAAGATTGAACCGTGAGGCTCGCGACTCGATGTCGTCGAGACCCTTGGTTCCGTTCTTCATCTGAAGAGCTTTGTTCAGCTGTTCAAGGGACTTTTGTGATTCGCCGACGCCCTTCGAGAACTGGACGTTGTCGAACTTAAGGCTTACGACCTTGTCCTCGATTGAGGTCGACATTACTTCACCGCCCTTTCAATGGCTTGTTCAATCTCTTTGAAGACCGGCCGCATAGCCGGGTTAATGTAGTCGACACCCGTAACGTAACCCCCGGTGCCAGTACCATGACCGTACTGAATGCCGACTGCTACAGAGTATCCGTTTTCGATGTCGGTATTATACCACTCGATTTCAAGGAATCCAGAACCTTTAGTGATCCGGTAATCCCATGACTGAGCAGCTAAACCACTATCGGCTGGGGTGGCTGCGGCCAGGGCAGCTACTCCTTGACGGCCTAGCGAGTTCAGATTACTCACAAGATCGCCTTTGGCTAGTTTGTTCAACCACCGTTCCGTTTTGGAGTAGCTGCCCCTGACCACAAATGATGCCATTTTGACATCAGCCCCAGAGAGTGCCCGCCTTGAGGGCGTCCTGGAGGGCAACACCAGTGCGAAGGCCGAAGTAGCCGTCACACGTGAGATCGTAGCCCAGGCCGCGGAGGTGCCACTGAAGGGCTGTGATGGTCTCGACACCTGCGATACCGTCAACCTCGCACTTCAGCTTCTCCTGGAGAGCTTCGATGACTAGGGAGCCAGCTTCGGGCTCGTGCACCCACTCCCAACCAGTGCCGGCAGCGGGGAAGTAATCCTCGTTGTCGATGTCCTGGTCAGAAACGATGCCGTCGGCGGGAGTTCCGAGGGATGCCTGGAGTGCGTACGTAACCGCACGACCCCAGTAACCGTCAGTCATCGAATTTGCGTCGCTGGCGGGGGTGTCTTCCTCGGTGACGCCCTCGGCACCCCAATCAGGGCGAAGGACACAGTCAATGCCGTAGTAGCGCTGACGACGCCAGACACCGTTACCGGCAGACTGAGAGCCTGCGTTGGACGAGGAGGTATTACCCTCGATAGTCTGCAGCCATCCACCACCGAGGTTTGCTTCGACGATACCGACGTGGTCGGTATCGCCATCTTCGTCCCAATCGTATAGGACGACGTCGCCGCGCTGAGCGTCTTCGATGGAGACCTTGCGCATACGGCCCTTGGTAACATCGGTGTTGTAGGAGAAACCTCCAATAGCACCAACCATACCGGCCATGTCGAAGACCATCGAGACGAAGCACATGCACCAATAGATGGATGTGGAAGGCCCGGCAAGCCAGGGCTGACCCATCTTATTGGCGCAGTAGCGACCTGCCTCCGAGCCCGGCTCCGGGTCGTCAGGGGCGTAGTAGCCGATTCGGTAGGCGGCGTGGTTGAGAACCTCGTCGATCTTACTCATTAGGACACCTTCCCTTCGAAGATTTCGCGTTCGGCATCCTCGTGGGGATCCTGACCGGGCGCAATCTGCGCGTCGGCGGGAATCTGGGGGTCATTCGTACCCATTATCCACTACTTCCTGCCCGAGCTCGTCGGGCTCTATTCAGTGCGGCACGCTGCGAGGCAGCGCTCTTAGCGTTTGTCTTCTGACCCGCACTCTGCTTTGCGTTACAGATTCGGATCAACATTAACAAACGGTTCAGGTGCCACTCCTCAGCCTCAAACGGGATCTGGAATGCCACCATATAGTAATAGATCAGGTCGGAAGTCATCTTTTCAGAAGACTTAGCCTGACCTGGACGCGAAAGCATGGTCGAGGCAGTCATCGGGTCCGAGATATACGCCTTAATTGACTCTACCTGCGGACGAGTAAGCCGATCCAACATGGCGGGAACGTCTTGTTGACCCTCGGCCATGCAGTTCACGTAATCCAACACCTCTTCAACCGAGGACGGAGGACGATCAACGAAGGATCTCTTCCATTTTGATTCCCAGCATACAACCGATAGGAGGTTGTGCATAAGCGTTAGCTGGGCAGCCGGGAGAGTCGTGAACTCCTCCGTCTCTCGGTCGAACAGGTCGTGCTCGGGGAAGTCGAGCACTAGAACGAGGTTACTCACGCGAGCAGCGCGAGGACCTCATCCGGGGTGAGCAGCGTGGGCTGCCCGGAATCATCACCGTAGAGCTTGGCCTCGATCTTCTTGAGCTTCTCGGCGTTGACCTTGGTGGAGTCGATGATGAGCTCCGCGGTGGGCTTGTGGCCCTTGACCGGGACGGGAGTCGTGCTGCACTCCCACGAGAAGGTGATGGCCTCGGGAGAGTCGGACACCGTCGCGTAGGCACGCTCGGAAGGAGCCGCGGTTGCGTTGTACACGATGTGCAGCTTGTAGCCGGCCTCAGAATCCTGGTCGTTACCGACCTTGGTCTTGTAGGAGAACGCGAACTTAGCGCGCTCCTGCTGGCCGATGAAGACACCTTCGGCGATAGACGCGGTACCGTCGCACTCGGCGAACTCGTCCGGGTACGTCACCGCTTCGATGGTGAACTTCATCTCTTCCGCGCTGATGAGGTCGAGGTACTTGATGTTGTCGGCGTACACGGCGTTGGATTCCGCGCCCTCCGGCGACATCGTCACGGTCGTCAGACCGTTCCAGGCCACGCCGTTCTTGTAGTTCTTGGTGGTCTTGTCGTACTTGTACAGGACACCGTTGTTCACGCCAGTCTCGTAGACGTGCTCGCCGGTCTTGTCCCAGATAAGTGCCGTCATGGTCACTCCTTAACGTCATAGATGTTGAACACGAAGTGGTTCAACGTATCTGTAGTGTAATGTCGTTCGAACTCAGAGTGGACCATCGACGCGAGTGCATCGACCATCGGATCGTCTGGGTTCTTGGTGATGAGCTTCACCTGGTAGCGCCGAGTCTTCAGATATACGCCATTATCGGCGCGTTTCTTCACAATCCGGTCGAGCTCATATACGATACACGGGTATCCCATTGAGACATTCGACGGAGGTTGGAAATAGGCTCGGCAACCTAGACGTTCGAGTCTATTGTGAAAGTCGCTACGCATTGTAGGGACCTCCGACAGTGACTAGAATCCTAGGAGGCTGAAGTTCAACCGAGGTGGCGGCCCAATTGACGTTTCGCCAACGGATGTAACGAATGTTGAGGAAGTTGTCAAGCGTGTATGGGTCCGCGATGAATGAGAATGTGTTACCCATGGAGAGCCCCGGAACCACGGGAGATGAATTCATACGTCGGGTAAGACGAATGAGATCTCCACGACAGTTCCGGGGCTCGATGGACTCTGTGAAGACTCCGGGTGACATCTCCCATTCCGTAGCGATGCCGACTTGCCCGGAGAACTTCATCAGGCAGCCTGAGCCGGCTTACCGGTGACGACCATGGCCGACTTGACCTTGGTGAGGGCGCCGGAGACGCGAGTCTCCAGCAAATACTTTTGCTGGTTGAAGTCGATGTCGAAGTCATCGAACATCGTTACTTCCCCTCCGCGGTCCGTGCCGACATTGTAGTCGGACAGGTTGACGATGATGGCCAGAACGTCCTTGTCGTTCGCTGCGCCGGTCTTCAGACCCTTCATCTGAGGAACGTCGATGATGGCCGTGACACCAAGACGATCCGCGAGAGCCTGCTTCGTCGGGTACAGGTAGTGACCCATCTTGTCCTTGAGCAGGAGCATGTCGGTCACGAATGACTTTGCACAGAACAGGGTCGGCGTGCCGGTGCCCTCCAGGTCGTCCTGAGCACGGATGAGTTCATCGATGATCTGGTCGACAGACTTACCGGCGCCGAGATCCTTCTTGATGCAGTAGAGGTCGTCCTCCTTGAGGATGGGCCGGATGTTCTCCTCGTTGATCTTGTACGGATCGGAGTTGGAGCGACCATCGCTAATGAGAATGGCGCGGGCGAGTTCCTCGTCCAGCTTGTTGCGCATCTCCGCCTTGACCCAGGCGATGACGTCGAAGTCGGTGATGTCCAGCAGATCATCACGGTCAAACTTCTGCATCTTATAGATCGTCGTCGGGCCGGTGACGCGCTTCAGAAGCTTGAAGACCTCTTCCTTCTTGCGCGAACCGGTGATGTAGCCCTTGGCTCGGGCCTCATCCGCCGTGATGTCAGCCTGCATCGACTTGATGCGGGTGAAGGGCGTGTGGTGCGTGCCGTTCAGGACCGGCTTGACCCAAGACTGATCGCGGTCGATGAAGGCCGGCGGGACGTCGAGGTTCTTGGCGTCGGGGAACAGCAGGTCGATGTTGGAAATACCGTAGGTCTTCTCGGCATGAGCGATGTCGGCGTGCGAAAGGCCGTTGGACTCAGCGATCGACAGGAAGACGTCGCGCATGGAGTTGGCCTTGGTGCGGACGGCGTCCTTGAAGGCGTTGTCGATAGTGGAGTGGTAGAGGGTGTCGCCCTCGTTGGGCGTACCATCGTTCTCGAAGATGTTGCTGTGTGCCACGGGGGCTCCTTCCTTGTTGGGCTCCGAATTCTCGGGCTTCATTTCTCCCTCAGCGGCCTTGGCGATGAGGAAATAGAGAACTTCCTTCTGATCCTGGTTCATCGACTCGACGATGTCCTTAATCGTCTTGCCTTCAGAAGTTCCCTCGGTCTTGTCAGCTGGCTTCTCGGGGGTGTCTGCGTGTGCGAGGTGTTCGCCGGTCATAATATACGCCTCATCCGTTGCTTCGTAGGTGCCGTCGCCGTGGGCGAGAGCGATGTTTTCGATCTTGGCGCCTGGATTAGCGCCGGACAAGACCAGAGAAACCTCGACGATGTTGCCGTGCTGGACATCCCCACCACTCTGGGTGAGGTTGTTGGCGTAGATCGACATCGAGTCGACATCGCCATGCTTGAGCAGCTCCCGAGCGTTGTTTGCAGCGGGAGTATCGTTGAAGTAGCCGTAAGCGTAAACGCCTTCGGCTCGGTTTTCCAGTCGGACGTGGCCAAGAACGTTGTTGGTGTCGTTGTGACCGTGCTGCCAGACAAGAGGGACAACGTCCCCATCATTGTCTGCGAATGCGTTGTGGCGAATAGTTCGCCCGTCACTGCACCGAATATCGTTCTTGGTCGCCCACCCGGAGAAATCAAACGTCGAATCCGTCATTTTCTTCCTCTTCGGTTGGTTCTTCGGGCGGTGCCATAGAAGCATCACCCATAGGGTTGATGTTCGGGTTGCTTAGCGAGTCGCCGACTGGCTCATCGCTTCGAGGAAGACCCAGATAGGATCTAACCTCATTCGGGGTCATGATCTGAGTAGTGACCATGGCCTGTGCGATCTCCGATACCTTGGTGATCGACACGTTCTGGAATGGGTCACGGAAGTAGTCCACCGTTTGACCCTGGGTCCTTGCCGTCTTGGTGATGAACGTCTTAGACATACTCAATGTAATCTCCGCGACGATCGGTTCGATCGTACGGTTGTAGTAATTAAGCATCGTCTGTTCATCCGCGGTACCGTTGAACACGGTCTCGGGCATACCGAGTGTGTTGTACAACTGCTGAGTCAGATACTTGATCTGTTCAAGCAGGTTGTTCTCAGCTGGTCGGTTCAACTGTGTGAACTTTTCAGCCGCGTCCATATACGCGATACCGAATTGTCCGTTAGACAGCTGGCGTTCCACGTCCCTCATGCGCTTTTCGGCTTCTTCCTTACGCCGTTCAGTTCGAACAGTGTACGGGAGCTGGACAATAAGATCCAGTTTCTTTCCAGCAGCTGCATTATCGATGCCGTCGAGAATCCGAAGCTTAGAACTAAGTCTAGAAGCCAAAGATCCTCGGCTAGAGGTGATGGACGCTAGAGGATTCTGGACCACTGCAACCAGTCGCTTGGGTAGCTCCACTTGTTCTCGACGCCCTGTTTGCTCGTTGTATACATCAACCACGAGCGACGAGGTCTTAAACTGGGTTACCCTACCGACTCGCATTGAGATGACATCATACGAGTTCGACCCCACGGGTGTCTTCGAGTAATCTGTCGGGACTACTGCAGCGACACCCTCTTCGAGGATGGTGAGGCATAGATCCTGCATGAAAGACCGAGGAGTTTGGTCCACGTTAGGGGCCACGGTAAGACAGTCGTTGAGACCTGTCTGCAGATCCTCGACATATGTCTTATCGAAGGCACACCTAATATGCCGTATTCCGATCTTAGCAACATCGACTGAAATCTGATTGAAAATCGTGTCGATGATGTTGGATTGCGGAATATAGCGAAGTGGAGATCGTTCCATCGGCGCGCTAGATCTCAACTCCACGCTAAACGGCGATTGCTTAGCTTCGGGGTTTAGGAAGGCATTCCATGCGTGTGCGAGACGACCCATGTCACCTCCTTTCTATTCGAATTCGTCGCGATTCTGCTTGTACGCCACGAGAGCGTCCATCATAGCCGCGACCGCATCGATCTTTTGATCGGCGCGCTTCTTATACAGCTTACGGTTACCGTTTGTATCCGACATAACGATGGAATTACCCATGGCGTAGGACATGAGTTCTTGATCGAAATGTAGATGCCTGTCTTGAGCGAGGGCTTTCAGCTCACCAAGAGGAACCGACTCGGTTTTGGCGCCCTGGATGACCTTAACGATGCCGTACTCGCCGTGTTCGGTGCCCCATCGCATGATGAAGTCTTTGGCGTTGTATGGGTCGAAACCTACAGCACGAACATCGTACTCGTTCTCCTCGATGAACGAAACGACGTCGTCATAGACTTCCATCATGTCCAGGATTGTACCATCAAGGACTCGAAGAGATCCTTCGCGAATGAAGTGCTCGTACTTCTCTCTAGCCGCGCCCGGCAGTTTTAGGTGGGTTCTCGACGAGATGTAACATCTAGTCTTGACACCGAAGCTATCGGACGTTAGAGGGAAAAGGAATGTGAATGCACAGAAGTCATCACCCTGTGAAAGGTCGAGACCCATAGCGCACGGCATTCCCCAGAACTCTCGTTGGCGATGGGGAAGCGTCTCCTGATAGGTGAAGAAGTATGTGTAGCCTTCCATCGGAATACCAAATCGCTTAGCGAGGATGTCGTTCCTAGCTTCCGGGACATTCTCGGCACGATTCACGTCGCGCTGATATGTCTCATACGATACGGTCCTTCCGATGTTTGGCTGAGCCTTCATCCACATGTCAGGATTACCTACTTCACTCACATCATCCAAACGGTAATGCCAGATAGACGTGTGAGGGTCGTAGTACTCGCCTTTTAGGATCTTTGCAAGTTCCATTTTGATGCTGTCGCCAACCGAGTTACGAACGGTACCCTCGGAGGAGATAGCAACGATCAACCAGTCGTCGATCTTGGACGCGCCCTGCTCTAGAGCACCAACGACATCCTCTCGAACGTCGCCGGAAAGCCATTCGTCGACGGTGTTGATCTTTGTTCTTAGGCCCTGAAGCTTGTCGATCCTCATAGGACGGACCTCGATGAGAGATCCATTCAGAAAGTTCTCGACGCCCTTCTTGGTGGACGCGAGTTGCTGACGCATTGCCCGGTTACCGGTGGTGTTTTGCAGAGAACCTACTGTGAGGAATTTGAACAGGGGCCCCGGTGTTCTCGCGACAGCTGTTCGGATCGGAGACAATGTCTCTTCAGCCTGGGCCATTGTTGGGGCTGTTGCAATCTGGTGGGTCGAGGACGAGTCTATGTTGAGAAAGTACGCGTGTAGGAATGCAGCGTACATCGACTTAGCCGCACCTCGAGCCACGATCAGGTATTGCTTGTTAACGAGTCGCTTCTTGATACGCTTGGTGACATAGCGTCCGCCATGTCCGTCTTCGTAAGGCTCGTATACTGAAAGTTCTTCGAAGTAGAACCATGACAGAAGCGACTCCGCCCACAGTTTGAAAGATGGGAGCATCTTAACTGGGGAACCATCGGTCAGAGTGAGTTCCGCTTCGCAGTAAGCGATGAATCCGTCGATGGCGGTGCTATCGTAATAGTACCGAGGATTCTCGATCAGCTGATCGATCCTATTCATCTCCTTAGAGACTTCCTGACAGACAGGTATGTCTCCTCGGATTACTGCGTCACGGAACTCCGCGTAGTATTTCGGAGTTTCTGTGTTGGACAGCATTGTTACTGGAGGTTTCCAACTGCCGTCTGGAACTGACGTTCGTATGCGTTGACCGCCTGGTCCAGGAACTGCTGTGCGTATTCACGAGTTCGCGGTTCGTTCTTCGGCATTCGAATGCCGGTGCCCGTGTACACGTGAACTGCCTTCACAGCATAATCACGATAACCCTTCAGGAAGTCCTCGTGATTCTGGTGGTTCTTGTAGTAGTTGAGCGTCTCGTTGGACTCGTTGATCTTACGAATTCGCTTCTTGTGAGACGTCAGCCGCTGAGGGTCGACCGCGTGGTGGCGCTCCTTGGCTGCCTGGTATCCGGCCTTGCGAGCTGCTTCTCGTACGGGATCCTTTCGGACACCCCAGCGCATACCCTTAACACCGAAATGGGTGAGGGAATCACTTGGGTCGAATCTGGGACCATACATTGTAGATCGATTCTCCCTTCTTGAGGTAGATTGAAGACTTGGGATCCTTGATCCGGTTGATCGCGAAGTCTGCGCCCATGAAGGCGCTATTGACCGCCATGGTTGCACCCTTCTTGACCAACTGATCCTCGAAGCTTTGCTTGAACTTGCTAGCGATCCGCTTTGATGTCGATTGGGGTGCGAGCGCCAGGTACTGACGCTCGAGGTTTGCTCGGTTGATCCGATTCTGGAGCTCCTGGTTCGACATACTACGAGCCTCTTGCTTTCGGCTCTGATATGGGTTGTTTCGAACCACGACACCTCGACCGGGATCTCGTCGAACGCCCCAACGCATACCCTTGACGCCGAAATGGGCGAGAGAGTTATCGTATGGGTGTGTCAACGCTCATCCTCCATTCGAGTTCGTTCTTGGCCTTAGTAATAGCGTCCTGTACCGTAGCCGAAGCCGACGGATCGAAGAGCAGCTTGGTACTAAGCTTGATGTACATGAGGACTTCTTTCGGAATCGATTCCGAATCCGTATCGGCGGTGTATTCCGGAGTCTCGGACAGGATCTGACCGAGCGTGAATATCGAGACGTCGATATGGGCAGTGATGGCGCCGTCGAATGACGTGTCATCTTCCTCGATACCGAGATAGTCCTTTACGCTTTGGAGTACATTTACCATAGAATTGTATCTCCTTCCGTTCGGACATGACCGACGAACCGGGAGGTCTCCAGTGTTCCGTAGTGAATCGCATTATGGGTGTCGAGAGACACCGTAATGAGATTCTCCGGATCCAGGAGCGACCTACTTCGGTGCAGGACGTCGTCGGGGGTGATTGGATTGATGTGATGTATGTACACCGCATCAAAAATTTCGTAACCTTCACACGCGAGGTCTCTTCCGAAATCTCGGGCGATGATATGGTTGCGTAGATCGCGCCACTCCCGGGACGTGTAGAACGTTTGATTCAGATGTCTCTGATGTGCAAACGTCTGTTCTCCAACTACGCCGGTTAGACGCAGGTATCGGTATCGTTCCTCGAAGGATGGTAGCTCAATGCATTCAGAATACGTCTTCAGATCCACCGGAGTACCTCCTCATGGCGTCGACGGCTTCCTTAACAAGCTCCTCGGTGCGTGCGGCAGACGCAATGCTTTCGGCCTTGGCCTTGACGAGCTCGGTTTCCTGGCGAAGCTTCTCTCTTTCGAGCTTGTCGCGTTCGCCAGCTAGCTTGAGGTAGTGATTGATCGTCGACGGCGAAGCCGTACCATCTCGCAGCTGCTTCTCGGCTAATGCCACTGCGAGATTGATCAGCCTATTCTCCGATTCTTCGGGAGTGCGCGGGGCTTTTGGAGTCCGCGCCACGAGTTTTCGTTCCTTTCGACAGAGTTACCCTGAGTTCTGGGACGTCCTAGAGGAGGACCAACTCTGAAAAATCCTACCGGGAAGAAGCAACCGGTTCTCTAGGACATCTCAGAACCCAGGGTTCGATTTGAAAATATCCCCGCGGGGAAAAATATAAAGGGGCGGCGATGCGTGGGGGGAGGGAAATGTGCGAGACCCCTCCCCCCGGTGTCGCTAATCGCTTATCATTTTGTAGTTTCCTGTCGGATTCCACTCCACGATCCATCGAATAGCGTCATCGAACGCATCGTTGACCACAGATTCAGGTAGGTCGAAGTCAATTGGACCAGCGATTCTTGCCACTAACGCATCAGTGTTGTAACCATGATCGCGATCGAACCTCGACCACTGTTCGTAGTCGTCAACAGGACTGAACGGATTGTCAGTCGTTGTCAAGTAGAGAGCCATGACACCTCACCTCACTAGCTCTAGTACTGTGCTAGTACTGATGCCTAGGGCGTCAGCTATCTCACTAGTAGTGCCCCCATTACGAGCCATGGCCTTAGCCCTACTAGCTACACTAGCAGACACAGGGGCCTTAGCCTTGGGGAGGGCCCTTTCTGAGAGCTTCTCCATGTCGCTATAGCGCACCACGGCCTCCATAGCAGAGGCTGATAGGGCACCTGCCTGGATGGCCTCCCATTGGCGGTCTGTGAGCTCTATGAGGGACTCTTTCCTAGAGGCCCCTGTTCTGAGGCGGGCTGCTGAGATGGCCTGTCTGGAGATCTTTTTATATTCTTCAGAAGACACTTCTCGGTCAGCGGTCTTGGCCTTAATCACCGCATTAGCAATGATCTGGGCCTGCCTTTCACGGGGGGCATTCATGGAAGCCAGCTTAATAGCCGACTTGAGTTCCTCAACCTCAGTGGCATACTTCTTAGCAGCCTCGGGGTTCTTCCTGGGGATCTTTGTAGAAATAAGTTCCCGTCGAGCTCGGTTACCTAGGGACTTCATATCATTCGAATAATCCGCATAGATTCTTTCCATGGGGCGGTTGCCATCGGAAATGAGATCTCGTGCGTCTTCCGTAATCTTGAGTCTCTCGGTCTTGGTCTGGGCCTTGACAATCTGACCAGTCTTCTTGTCGAGGTACTGGCGACCAGTCTTGACGTACACCTTCTTTCCAGTAGCGGGATCAATCGGACCACCTTCCGAAGCCTTGCGTAGGCGGATCTCGTCCACATACATAGGACCACGGGCTCTGGAAATAAGAGTTGCTGCGCCACGACCACCCTGGTACTTCTTCTTAAGACCACGAATATCGTTGTCCTCTTCAGAAGTCTTCCAGTCGAGACCATGCTTGGGGGCATCGATAACCACCATGGAGTGCCGAACTGCACGGGCAAGTTCCTCAGCGCTCGCACCGCCGAGAGTCATGTCCGTAATAAGATTCGACACCACGCCCATATGGCGACCCTTCTCCTTCTCGCCCATCTTCTTCATACCTGGGTAACCAGGATATGCAGCCTTGGGGTCGAAGCCTTGGAGTCCCTTGAGCGGTGGGGATGTCTTCACCTTCACCTGACTGTTGACGGGGATAACAACTACTGTATCTCCGTCGAAGTCAGCTCCGGAAAGACGTTCCGCAACCTTGGGGTGGATACCGATGGCATCCTTGGGGTGCTTACCGAGAACTGCTTGACCGCCCGGGTGCTTGTTGTTAACAGTCACAGTGGGGATCTCGAACGTACCTCCATGAGGATATCGAACGAGGCACACGGTCTCGCCGTCACGGTAGTCCGGGGCATAGATCTCGGTGGGCTTCAGCGAAGGTACCGGAAGAATAACCTTGGATGACTGGCGGGGTAGCGATGCCGCTTTCAGATTTACTGAATCAGCATCACATCCATCCGCGAAATCAGTAAGGAGTCGCTTCCGAACCGCCGGATTGTCGAGCTTCATGATATCCATGAACTCGTCGTGACGCTTCTGGGCTGCCTTATCAAGCTGCTGCTTGGCCATGTGAGTGGACTGCTTGGACAGGAACTGGGAAGAAAGAGTCTTGCTCCAATCCTTCCAGTTTCCTTCCTCATTCACAATGTTGAGCGGAGAGAGTTTGTCCTTTCCACCATCATTGTAAAATGCCTGACGCTTGATGACCGCACCGAAAGGGTTGTCCGGATCATCCTTCAGCTTCTTGAGGGTATCCATCTTCGGGGTGTCTCGAGTCTTGTTGGTGTTGAATATGACATCGACACCGGGAGGCATGTTATCACTGTAGTGAGCCATACCCTTCAAGTAGTGAGTTCCATCCACCGGAATTCGAACCTGAGCGTAGCTAGCTTCGCCAAGGTTTAGATCCTTGCATCCTCGACGGATTTGGATAGTACCGTCCATAGAGGTACCTCCGTCTTCAGCGTATCGAACCTTCAGACGAGACGAATCCAATGACACAGGCTTCTGAATACCAAGCTTCGTACCATCGGGCTTGACCGCGACCCCGAGAGTGTGAATATCTCCGAGGTGTTCCATGAGCTCTCGACGAGTAACCTCGGGAGCGACCAGAACCTTGATGTTTGTAGATTCCTTGGTGCCGACCTGCCGAATATGGGCGTGCTCGACACGGTAGCCTTCAGACTCGAGCATAGCGATGGATGTGTTGAGCTGGGTGGTGCTGACTCCAAGGATAGATTCAACACCCGAGCCGAAATCAACATACTTATGCTTGTCGACCGCGTTCTTAACGAGGTCTGCAGTTGTTCGGGCTGCGTCTTGTCGAGCATCCGCATTAGGCTTCAGGTAGTTACGGACGGTAGACTCGGGGAGTCCGAGCTTCTTACCGATCGCAACATTCGAAAGGTTCTTCTCCTTCAGCTTGAGACAACGAGCCACCTCTTCCGCCTTGCGCTCGTTGGCAGCCATCGACTTGGTTGCTCGGAGCTGTGAAGTGGTCATGTCGAAAGCCTTGGCGATCTCCGTTTCCGAGAGGCCTTGCTTCTTGAGGTCAGCTACCATACCCTGGAAGGATACGGAGCGCTGGTACTTGTCCTTACCGGATCCCCAAGGATACCGGCCAGACCGACGAAGAATACCATAGTGGGCGAGTTCCTCAGCCAATGCTGTCCTCCTTGAGTGATTCGATGAGTTGGTCGAATTCCACAACTCGATCCATGATGGAGCGAATATCGCTTGCTTCGGGGGTGAGAATCATCACATCGTCGTTCTGATAGATGCGAAGCTCGCTCTCGATGTCGAATGGCGAGATATGGTATTCGAGACAGAAGAACGCTTGATAGATCATGAGCTGATCCATCTTAACGCGTCCAGAGCCTGTCTTAAGATCGTGGATCCTGAGGAAGTTCTTCTTGTCATCGAAATGAATCGCATCGGCGGTGCCGTACGCATTCATCGAGTAGAAGAGAACTTGCTCGGGGGTCATGCAATATCCGATAGCGTCATTGACGTATCGGTTGAACGTTGCGTTGTTTCTGGGCATTCGAATGCGCAGACGAATATGCTCTGCAGCGAGCTCGTGGAGTCGTGTTCCAAGGGCGGCTGCCTGAGCGGTGCGGAACGTTGCGGCCATCTTTTCAGAGTCGTAGTTCAGCCAGCTGTACTTGCTAGCAGACAAGATAGCGTGTGTTCCACTAAGAGAAGAATACTCGTGAAAGAGCACGGAGTACCTCCTGTTCGTTCTCCGGGTATATGACTGCGCCGAAGGACATACGGGAGGCTTGCTCCACGTAGTGTTCCTGATTCGGTCGTAGGGGTGCGCTCGCGGAGCGCTTGACTTCCAGGACAGCCCAGTGACGTTCGAACATCACGGTGAGGTCGGGGAAGCCTTGGATGTAGTTCGGGTCGTTCTTGAGAACGATACACCCAGGGAACATTCGCTTGAGCTTCTTGATGAGCTCAGCTTGGTACTTGGATTCCAAAACTAATGACACCTGTTTGCTCCTTCTGGTGTCTGGGGTGTAGTGTGTGAAAATGGCGTATTTTGCCTTTCTCTCCTATTATAGCCCAAGTTTTCGAGCGTCTGGAACGTACTACACCTAAAAGCGGTCTAGAAAAATGTTTGGTCCGGGCAATATGACGATCTATCACAAACTGGATAGAACCTCCACAGTCTCCCCCGGACCCCGAAGATTTGCAGAGGAGTGGCATTCAACTTGGGTGTGACAGTTTTGTGTGACAGTTAGGGTCCACAAGCCTTTATAAAATACAATTTTTTTCTTATACTTAATTAGAAAAAAACTGTCACAACTGTCACAGACAGCGACTTTTCCTTGCAATTCCAACGAAAAGTCCTGTGACAAAACTGTCACAAAACTGTCACACTGTGACACTTTTTTGTCACACTTTGGCCAAAAGTCATACACAACATTGCCCTAAAAGGTAAAGAAATGGTAAAGAAACCCTTTCTGTGACAGTTTTGTGACAGTTTTTTGTCACACCTGTAGTACGTTCCAATTACCCCCAAAATGAGTCTGCGAACACCTTTTCGTTGAATTTTTTCTTCCTCGCGAGGCTTGTTTTGATGCTCTGATCGATCGCAGATTCGCTCTCGAGGAAGTAATACCAGAGGTTTGTGAAGGGTGTGTTCATCCGATCGATGCGTCCTTCACTCTGCTCCATCACCTTCCACGAGTAGTTCAGAGAGTAGAACACAACCGTGTCTGTTACAGTACAGTTCCATGCCTCCGCTCCACTCGCATACTGCACCAAGTACACCCACCGCTCGCCATCCGG